CTAAGTTCGCAATGTCTGTCGGTGATAATGTTGAAAACATGGAAAGAGAAAAACCCCATAGCTACGTCGCCACAACGCAACTATGGGGCAGGTTTTAATTACGTCAAACCACTAACCCAATTAGTTATTGGCGATTGTATCGAAGCGGAAGGCGATTGTAGCACCTGCTGCTGGAGTGACCAGAGTAGATACTAAAGCCTGTAACCAGCAGTCTTCTGATACGTAGTAGTTTGTCTGACCGTTCAGATTACCACCGTTAGCAGAAACATTAGCGTTAGCTGATGCAATGCTGACAGCAGTTGAATAGCGTGAGCTATTAGCAACCCAGTGAGTTGAATCTGAGTGAGGAGCAGTCGAACCACTTACGGCAGAGATACATGTATATGTTGCATAAGCTGGAGTAGCTGTTGCATCTAATACTACTGCACCTACTGCATACGAAGTGCCTGATACCCAAGTTGGAGCTTGGATTACGACGTTCGTATTTGGAAGGACCATTGGATTTACGATAGGTAAAGTTGTTACTAAACCTTGATCGTTATCGCCTACTGCTACGGTAAATGTCGCACCAGGAGCTGTTGCACCTGTTGAAATATGACCGTTAGGGTCAAGAGATTGACCCGAGTTTAACAATGCAATGTTGATGATGTCGCCAGCAGCTTCATTACCTGTCATTGTGTAGACAGCTGTGATTTTGCTTAGACCTTCAAGCGTTGGATTGTTTTGTGTGCCAGGTTGAGGAGTTAACATTCCAAGACCTGATTGGCCTGGGAAGTTTACGCCTTGTTGCTGATTTGTTGCTACGTCTGTGTACCAGATAGCCATGTTAGTTATCTCCTATGTTAAGGGTTAAACGGATTCGTCGCAATTTACTTGGACTACACCCTTTTCTTCCATACGAGTCGCATCCATTAAGAGCGCAGTGCGAACTTGGATTGCATGACTTTGCATTGGTAGAATGTCGATGTGTGTGCGTACATCTTCGCCGATGCCCATTAAGAGGAAATCTTTTTGGTAAGCAACGCAGGTACGGATTGTGGATGAACCAGATTGGAAAGGAACCAACTGGGTACGTACGAAATGGAAGCCCATGAAATCACGGATTGTTCCATCGCGGAGAGCGCGTACGTCATTATAAAGAACTGAGTTAACTTGATCTACGTTTGTGATTAAGTTGTTTAATTCTTTTGCTGCGTATACGAATACACGGCCTTCTTCTTTGACGTCATTTGAGTCAAGAATGTATGAAGCCTGTGTTAACTTAGCAAGTTGTAGACCTGAGTTAGCAGATCCTGAACCGTAGGTTACGCCAACTGTTTGCGAGGATGGCAGCGTTGTAGCTGTTGTTCCTTGTGCACCAGTGTAGTTAGTACCTAAGAGAGCATTGATAGCAATGATGTCTTTTTGACGGTTAGCCGCAATAGCGTGTTGTTTAGCTGTTGGGCTTTGTGGGTCAGGAAGCTGACCAAGGAGGATATGATCAAAGTAGTCGATCCATGTCGTCTTGTCATAAGGACGAGGACGTACCCAACGGAAAAATGTTGGAATATCGGAAGGTTCGCTCTTTTGAGCACGAGCTGTAATCTGACGCATTGCATAAGATTGGTCACCAATCTGATCGTAGCGTTTTTGATTACCGTTTACATTGTCGGACATATACATCCCTGCAAGGCGGTGATCGGTTTGCTGCGCCATAATTTCGCGCCAGTTATCATCGAACGCCGTCTCGTAATGGGGAGGTAGTGAGAATATTGCACCAGCCATGAGAGTAAGGAATTATTGAGTTAATGCACGGCGGAAGCCGTACGTTGGTTGTACGTTCGCTCCTCGGTTGTCCCGTACGGGATCGATCATCGAACACTATTGTTCGACAAATGATCGGGTCAGCTTACGCTGGTTATCCTCTGTTCGTCTGTGGGCATAAAAAAAGCACCTGACGATTAAGTCAAGTGCTTAGTTATGAGGAACTATGAGAACAAATTATAGTGCTGTCGTACGACTTGCTTCATTCCAAGTTGTTCCGTCTGAACAGAATGTAACTAGAATAGCCTTAGAAGCTGTTCCTGTGACTGTTCCTGTAGCACGGAAACCTGTTGAAAAGGTAATTGTACGTGCGCCAGAAGCATCATTGTTAATCTGTATAACTAAACGAGCTCCTGCCTGTGGTACGTATGCTGCCGTAATGGTAGCATTTCCTACTGCTGAAGTTGTGTTAATTGCTACGAAACGTGAGTATTGCAGGGTTGGTGCAAGCTCGATAGATGATGCGTAGGTAGGTGCTAAACCTGTTGTACCTGCGCCTGGTGCTGGGACTCCTGATCCTGTAATTTGTGCTACTAGGTCTGGGTTTGGTGAGAATGCTGTATTTACGGCCATGATGTTTTATAAGTTGGGGGACGAGGGCTAACTTAGGAGATGCTCAGGTATTGTCAATGCCTCTCCGCTTATTACACCATTGATGTCTCGTAAACGACCACAGATGAACTGATTACCTTGATAAATAAATTTCTCACCCCATGACTCGGATACATGGATTATGCTTCCTACAGGGGCAATAGATTCAGATTTAGGACCAGAACCCACTACTACACATCTAAAGTGCGTACGAAGGTCTTGGCGGTAATTAGGTGGGATAATTAACATCCCTTGCTTGTTGGTCTCTTCTACGGGTCTAGCTATCAGTTTGTCGCCTAATGGGCGTGGAACTTTTATTTTCATTTAGCTTTTGCTGCTGCTAGCTTACGCCATTGGTTGACAGTTTCCTTAGCCATCTTGTTTTGAGGATGTTGAGCATCCCAATAAGGTGCATATAAGGGGTTAGCTTTGTTAGATGTAGCGTCTTTAGCTAATGCCGCAGGGTCGCCACCTAGGCTGTTCTTAGCTTCACCTGATACAAACTTGTCCTCAGATGTGGATAGAGCATGTCTCATAGCCATTAGGAAGACATTACTGTTCTTCATAAGGGTTTGGACGTCGGGATTCTGTAAATCAAGTCCAAGCTTTTGAGCTCCACGTTCAGCTAACTCTTGAGCCTTAGTTAAAGGTATATTCTCAAGTTTTAATGTCTGTACGAGGTTCTCTTGCTGTTTAGCAAAGAAAGCACGTTCATAATCCTGCTGAGCTAGTAATTGCTTCTGCAACTCTGCTGTCTGTAAAGCAACTAAGTCCTTAAGCATAGCTGGAGGTGCGGAATACTTGTGAGCTATTTCTGCTGCACCCTTAGCTAGACCATCATTCCAAAGCTCGTTAGATATATTTTCAGGTTTAACTATACCATAGTCCTTAGGGTCTTTTGGTACGCCGTTAATAGAATCTAATAAGCCCTTACGTTCTGCCACCATTTCTGGTGTAGCATTTGTTGGGAGTGGTCCTAAAGCCTTTTTACCTACTAGAGTCTGTTGATTACCCATTACGGTAAACACATCATCTAAGCTCTTTTGACGGGCTAATGTAGGTTTTAATGCTGCTAAATGGTCAGGCAGATTATCTAACGCTTTATGGTTTAATGTACCATCGGCGTTAATAAGAGTTTTGTAATATGGCTCTTTAACCGCAGATGCCGTAGATGCTTGTGTAGAGGGCGTATTTGCCTCAATAGGGGTAGGAGCTAGGTCTAACGCTGGAGCTGATCCTCCGCCTGCTGGTTCTATTCCCGTGATCGAATCAAATAGTGGCGAATGTGGAAACATGATTAGTCAGTTTGGGATTGGGTAATAGGTTCTTTAGAATAACGCTCTTCACGTTCTGCAAACATAGCGTATGCTAATTGGAAAGCCATTGAGCTACAGTCTTTGTAGTCTTGCTCACGAGAAAAGTCATACTTCTCACGGAAAGCTACCATAGCTTTAATTGCTGCTTGATCTATAAAATCGCGTTTGTCGTCGCTCATAAGTCTTCGTCTCCTTCTACTCCAGGTTGATAGTTAACTGCTTCTTCAGGTAAGAATGTCATATGTGTAGCACGAGAAGCTACAATGCCGTCCTCTTGGCTAATAATACGTGCACCCTGAGTAATTGGTCCTTTAGTCCATGACTTAGCACCAACTTTAATCTCCTCTAGGTTGTCGTCGTCTGAGTTACGGTTATCTACTATTTCTACTAATTTACGACGAACAGCAGCACGTACAGGTTCACCTTTACTGTCTAGCTTAACGCCATAACGAATATAGGCATCCTTTGGATAATATTTAAATAACCACTCAACAAGAGCTGGTGTAGCATCACCCAAGTTTGGATCCATCTTTGGACGTGGTGGGATGTTAGCCTTAGGCTCATCTCTCTTTTCTCCTTTAACGCTCATCGTGCGGATAGTACGGCCAGAAGTATGTGTACCTTCTCCGTCTGCACCAATGACTGTTAATATTTGTGAGCGATACTTGATTGAGGTTTCTTTATTCTCAAATTCAAGATGCTTAGCTTCTTCGTCGTAATGACCAAGAACCGTTTGCTTACCTTTATAGTTTCTGACGATTTTACCATCCTCCATTAATTCAAATGGAGAACTTTTTGTGGCATCTGACATATTTACCTTTTAGTTATGGGTTGTGGCTTTGGCTCCCGAACTTTTGTAGAAAGCTCTAGTTGCCTTTTAATAATCTTTAAAACTGATTGTGCTCCGTCTCGATGTATACCAGCAGCTATCATAGCTATGCCGTCTCTAGCTTCACCAAAACGAAAACAATTACCATCATCGCCTGCACACTTATCTAGGTGGTCAAGGACAATAGACTGAGCTTCTGATCTGTAGCCTGGCATACCAAACACTTGTACAAAAGCATTTGCTATACGACCATGTTCTACACGAGCTGTTACTAAGGAATCGGGTAATTCAGTATCTAATGTTTTGGTCATTGAGGTTGTGGTTGCATTGCGTTCTTAGCTGCATCTTGCACGAAATCAGGCGCACCGCCTAATCCCTTGCTTGCTTTGCCAAGCTGTTCGGCGGCTTGTAAGGCTTGTTGTTGCTGCTGTAACTTCATGCGTTGTTGACGTAAAATCATCATGGATCTCATATCGCGCAATAATTCCGCAGACATACCTGCGTTACGTGAATAGTCGCGTACGATCTTATCCATATCAAAGTTGTCAGCAACCTCTGGCTTAACCGCTATTAGTTGCTGTAAAAATTGAAAAGTCTGCTCAATGCCACGATTCTGTAGGGCTTTAAGAGCAAGACTGATACGGCTGGTAATCGTGATCTCAGGTAAAGCTAGACCACGTTTGTTATTGCCTGAATCTACAAGAAGAGAATCGGGAGGAGTACCAAACTTGCCTGCACGGTACAGAATGCCAAAAACTCTACGAAGTAGAGGGTTGAGGAACTCAGTGACCCTTCGATCAAATACTGGTGTGAATTGTTCAAGCTTTTCAGCGAGTCTTTGTGAGATTTCATAAGCGGTCATACGCTTGTCTAACAAAGGATCGGACGCAAGCATCTTGAACATATTAACGAAGAAGGCGTCATTAATCATCTCCTTTTTAGAGTTAACTAACTCCATACCTAGTTTATAATCGCCTACTGATGCCCATTCCATAGGCTTACCATTAGGGTCATTACTATCCCAAGTCGTTATACCACCAGCTCTTAGGTCAACATCGCCTTCAAGGTTGGATGGAACTATAACGCGAGGTACGGCGTGAAGTTCTGCTAATGAATCTAAGTATTCTGTTATATAGTTAACTTGGCGTACGTCAGGAAGGGCTAGATACGCAGGTGAATATCCCCAAGGGCTATCTGTACCCCACTTAGCAAAACGGCTTACAAGGTAAGGCATTTCGTCGTATCCTGAAACACTAACGCATTCTCTAAAGTCTTTTGATATGTATACGGAAGCTATAGGCTTATTAGCACCATCTTCGCGGTTAGGTAAACGCTGGCTATCTTCACGAGGGAATACTGCATGAACAAAGTCAAAGCTTCTGTCCTGTCCTTTACCTTTGATAGCTGTACGCATCTTGTCGGGCAAGGCATCCTCACCAAACATTTGTATAGCTTGTCTACCTGTTAATTTAAATTCACGCCTTACTGTATCAACTACACCCTCGTCGTTTTCTTCAATGGTGTATGTACCTACTTTGGTGTTACGGAAGTTTAAGGCTGCTGCTTTACCCTCTTCGCAGAATATACAATCAGTACCAAATATACCGACGTGTAGGTAGGCTATGTTCATTACCGAATAGAAGTTAGAACGTGCTAACTCCTGCATGGTAATGTCTGAAGCTTTGCCTAGCCATATAGCAGCGTCATCTCCACCCGTACGCATGGACTCTGGTGGTTCAAATTGAGCCCAAGGTTCGCTACTAGGTGTTAGCCAATTACGCTGACCTGCAGCCATTGTTTGTGCTGCCTGTATGGCTGTAGTGTCAAAAATGCGGTCGGTCCAGCCTGTGATACCTTCTGTTTTGGTAACATTGATGTCCGACTCTTGTGGTAAAAAGTATTGAGAGATTGTTTGCCAATCAGAATCGAATATAGCCGACCTTTTGGATCTTGCTGATTCGTATTTGTTTAGCTGTTCGTTAGCTAGTAGATCGGCCATATATTAACCCAGCTTAGGAGCTGTTGGGGTTGGGGCTGGGGTTCCAGAAGAAGGCATACCTTTGTAACCGCCAGTGTCACCTGCAAATACAGTCTTTTTAATAGACTTCTTCATAAGGTTTTGCTGAGCTAGGTCTTGTTGAGCCTGGATTACTTCTGCTGAAGATGTGGTTACAGGCGGAGCCGTCACTGGTGTGGGTGCTGCTTGTATTGCTTGTTGTGGATTACCTCCGCCCATAAAATAATTAGTTAAAATCGGTTAATCGTTTAATATCTGAGGTTTGATAGAATCTAAGCTCACGTTTATTGTCAATAAGACGTTCAAATGCCAGCCAAGGTAGGGGGTAAGGCATGGCAGTAAGGCATTTACCTATATCGCCAGCCATAGCAAAGACATACCAGCAGTCGCTATTGTTCTCGTCAAATACGTGCGTACAGTCGCAAATATGCTCTTCTGGGGCATTACGTCGACAGTTTTTACCCATAACAAAGTATTCTGGTGTGCTGAAAACATAGCCGTTTCTTAAGAACCATTCTACATAATCGCCGAATTGGGCTTCTTGTGGATTATCAAAATACTTTTGAGCTATGGTTTCGTAAGGACTCATGGGCCAACGCGTGCTGTTATTCTTACAGGACCAGAAGATAAGTTTCCACCAGAGTATTTAAAAAATACAATAGCTACTTGTGTACTACTGTTACTAACATCATCCCAATTATAATAACAACCAACAGTAGGATCAGAAGTAACTTGAGCACTAACACCATCTGGTTTTCTGCCAAGTCCAGAAGGACTTACATATAAAATATGGCTTTCTGTAGTTGTACCTCCAGTCAAAGTGTATACATTTGTATAACCAATATCATCTCCCAAATAGTTAAATGGACTGCTAACATTGCTGTCTAAACAACCATTTGGTGCAATATTACTGTAAGCACGATTACCTAAACATCCATTGTCACATTGAACAGCAATAGCTCCACCAAAATAACAAGATGTAATTAAATTGTTTTTAGAACTATTGGTTATTAAAATAGATGCGCCCGTTAAAGCGTTTTGTTGTGTAAAATCAATATTAGAAAGCATTAAGCCACTTGGCTGCCCACTACCGTAATTACCGCTAATTGAAATTTGATTAGCACCTCCATTTTGTAACACTTGTCCACCAACCATATATCCACCACCAAAATGATTTACCACGTTAACTGTTACCCAATTACTATTAGATATATTTCCATTATCTAATAAAAAATTAGTAACGTACATAGTAGAACCATTGTTATAAATGGCATTTGTGGTCTGTAATGTTTGTAGGTTATTTATTTGAACACCTTGAGTAGTAAAATTTGGTTGTATCAAACTTATACCTTTTCCCCACCATTCAGCTGTAATAGTAT